CCGACGCTCTACGACCTCTGCGAGGTCAAGCGCAGCGGCGGCCACGTTTCCAACCTGACCCTGCCGAACGGCACCGAGTACCTGTTCCGGTCGCTGGACGACTGGCGCAAGCTCATGGGACTCAACCTCGCCGCGTTCTACATCGACGAGGCCTCCGAGGTCAGCTACGACGCCTACCTGGCGCTGCGGACCCGCCTGCGCCAGCAGAAGCCGCTGCCGGCCGCCCGGCGCAATGGGCACACGAAGATCACCAAGCGCGTCGGCGCGCTGTGCGCGAACCCGAACGGGCACGACTGGATCTGGGAGCACTTCACCAAGATGCCCCAGGAGGACCCCAGCCTGGCCCTGGTGCGCCGCGAGTTCCGTTCTACGAGCTTCGACAACCCGACGCTCTACAACGAGGACGGCACGCCCAGCGACTTCCTGAACGACCTTATGACGATGCCTGAGGTCTGGGTCCGCCGCTACGTGCTGTGCGAGCGCGACGCCTTCGCCGGCCAGATTTACGGCTACCAGACCGACCACCACAGCCACGTCCACTTCGACCCGCCGCAGGACTGGGAGCGGGCGATGGGCCTGGACTGGGGGCTGCGCAACCCGACCGCGATCGTGTGGTGGGCCCGCGACCCCAAGACCATGAAATGGCACCAGTACCGCGAGTGGCAGTCCTACGACCCGACCGACCCCAACGCCCGGGAGTCGGCGGTCACGCCCACCGTGCACCAGGTCGCCGCGGTCATCAAGCGGCTGGAGAAGGGCGAGGTCATCCGCTGGCGCGCGATCGACCCCGCCTGCGCCAACCGCCAGGCCGACAGCGGCAAGTCGGTCATCTACTGGTTCGGCCACTACGGGCTGCACTTCCGCAAGGGCATGAAGGACTACAGCTCGCGCATCAACGCGCTCAACCAGTTCTTCAGCCGCAACCAGCTCAGCATCTCTGAGCAGTGCCCGCAGACTGCTATCGCCATTCAGCAGTACAGGTGGGAGGACATCGGCGCCCAGGCCAAGCATGACGGCCCGGAGCGCCCGCTCAAGAAGAATGACCACCTGGTGAACGCCGCGGAGTACCTCGCCACGCTGTTCGCCGCGCCAGGTAACAAGGGCCCCGCCGCCAAGCCGGAGTGGACACTAGCAGCAGACATCTGGAAGGGCGTGAAGGATCAGATCGCTCGCCGCCACCGTACTAGCTACAGGAGTGTGCTATAGTGTCACCCATGACTAACTTCTTCTCGGACATCGTTGCTTACCACCCCCATAGCCCTGACCAGAGTGTTCCCGTGTGTCAGAACACTGGCGAGGCCGGTGATGGTGTCGTGTTCCTTGGCTTTGAGCCTATGGTGGGTGCGTTCTCCTTCGTGGGTCGCAACTCCATTGTTGAGGCTGTGGCAGTGCTCTACGGCCTGACACCCGCCGAGGTCACCAAGCGACTCACGTCCGCCGCACCGAAGCCCGCTCGTGTCGCCAAGAAGGACGAAGGGACCGCGGAGCTGGTCTAACTGGCCCGTGAGAAGCTCGACATCACGAAGCTGCGGGAGCGCCGCCATCTAGCGGCGCGGATTCGCCGGCCGTACGAGCAGGACTGGTACATGAACATGGCGTTCGTGGCCGGTGAGCAGAACGTGAAGTGGGTCGGCGGTGATGCGAGCCGCCTGGTCGAGATGGACAGTGACGCAGAGTCACGTCTGACATCCCAGCACAACATCTGCATCAAGATCGCGCGCACCGAGATGGCCAAGATCCTCAAGGCCCGCCCGGTGCCGACCGCCCTGCCGGTCACCGACAGCCAGGACGACATGTACGCGGCCCGCATCGTCGACGCGTACTTCATGGACCTCCAGGACGTCTGGAAGTTCGAGCGCCGCCTGCGCAACGCCATGTACTGGATGGTGACCACCGGCAACGTGTGGTTCAAGTGGTACTGGGCCGCGGGTGAGGCGCGCATGGCCGTGGTGTCGCCGTTCGACGTGTACGTGGATCCGTACGCCCGGACGATGCTGGACGCCCGCTGGCTGATCCACAGCCAGTTCATGGAGGTTGAGGCCGCCAAGAAGATGTTCGCCAACGCGAAGGGCGCGGACACGGACCACATCGTGGAGACCGGGACCGACACGCTCAGCTCGCTGGAGGCGCGCCTGTTCTCCAACTTCGGCGACGGCACCTGGAACCTGCCCGGCTGCACGGTCAACGAGTACTGGGAGCCGCCGTGTGACGGTGGCGAGGGCAAGTACGTCGCCTTCACCGACAGCGGGATCATCTACGAGGGCCGCTTCCCGTACGCGCACGGCCGCATGCCGTTCACGCACGCCGGGAACATCGAGCGGACCAACTCCAAGTACCACGCGTCGGTGATCGACTTCGTGCGCCCGCTCCAGATCGAGCTGAACCGTGTCGAGTCGCAGATCATCGAGAACCGCAACATCTCCAACGGGATCCTGTTCCAGCCGGCCGAGGTCGAGCTGAGCCAGCCGGTCACCGGCAGCCCGCGCCAGATCATCAAGTGGACCGGGCCCCCGGAGCTGAACCCGCAGAACTGGTTCGTGACCCCGAACACCCTGCCGGCCTGGGTCGGCGGCGAGCCGGAGCGGATCAAGGGCAACGCGCAGGACATCATCGCCCAGCACGAGGTCTCCAACGCCGGGGTTCCCGGCCGCGTCGAGTCCGGTCAGGCGATCCAGTTGCTCCAGGAGACCGACGACACCGTGGTCACCGGGGCGATCCACAGCGTCGAAGAGGCCGTCAGCGACGGGTTCCTGATGGCGGCGTTCCTGTGGAAGCAGTACGGGTCCAAGGAGCGCATGGTCCGGGCGTACGACAAGGACGGCATGATCGCCGTCCAGACGCTCAAGAAGGACCACATCTCGCTCGACATGCGGGTGCGCGTGCAGACCACCACAGGGCTGCCGCAGACCACCGCTGGCAAGTGGGACCGCGTGCTCAACCTGGTCCAGTACAAGCTGATCGACCCGGTGCACGCCCTCAAGCTGCTGGACCTGTCCAACGAGGACCCCGACCTCTCGCCGGGCTCGCAGGACAGGCGCAACGCCTACACCGAGAACAAGCTGATCCTCAACGGCGAGGTCGTCAAGGCGTTCCCCTGGGACGACCACGACATCCACCTCGAAGAGCTGGACAAGTGGCGCAAGACCGAAGAGTACCGCCGCGCGTCGCAGCTCGACCCGTCAGTGGAGCAGCGCGCTTCCTTCCACGAAGAGCAGCACAAGCAGCTCCGCTCTATCAGGGACCAGGAAGGCGCGCAGCGCGAGGCCGCGATCCAGATGGCCCTCCAGCCCCAGGCCCCGCCTGGTGCAGAGGCCGGCGGCCCGCCCGGTGTGAGCATGGAGCAGGGGGGAGTGCAGGATCCCCAGCCTCCCGCACCAGCACCGAACGGTAGCCCTGCTCCTGTAGCGTAACTTTCTTCGCACTCTAGCCTCAACTGACGCTAGAGTGTGCTATAGTCGGAGGCAGAATGTCGACTAACGCCGGACAGCCCTTCGCACCTGAGGTCCCTCCGGGGATCACCAAGGCTGCGCAGACTGCTATGCAGGGACTCGCACAGCTCTACATGGAGCTTGTGGGCTCTGACCCGCAGTCGCCGGCCGCCGAGGGCGTCATCGCTCTTCAGCGGGCGCTAGGCGAGATCAATGGCAGCATCGGTGCGGTGCAGGCTTCGCCTGACGCACCTATGCCTCCCGACATGGGAGATCCGATGGGCGGTGCTCCGCCGATGGATCCCATGATGGGCGGCGACCCGATGATGGGAGGCATGCCGCCTGAGGGCGAGATGCCGATCGACGAGTCGCCGATGCCCCCCGGATCGTCCATTGAGGACGCCGCCGGAGCAACCCACGACATGATGATGGGCGCTGCCAAGCGGCGCGTCCAGCAGTAAGGGAGGCATTACATGGCGGACGCGGCAACGGAACAGGGGAACGGGCTTGAGGTTACCGATGAGGACCTGAGGCCTGCTGGAGAGTCGACCAAGGACGGCGGCACGAAGGCGTCCCCCAAGACCGAGAAGAGCGGTGCCCAGTCACAGCCCAATCAGGATGGGGCCAAGGAGAAGGGACCTGCGCCGTGGGATGCGAAGCTCGCCGAGATGGGTCTTGACGACCCGAGCTTCTCGGAGTTCATTCGCAGCGAGATCCAGCCGTACATCACCCAGCTTGAGCAGGGTGGCGGCGGCGCGATCGACAGTCTGTTCGGTGGGGACCAGGAGTCCGCGGAGGTCGCGGCCGAGGTTCTCAACATGATCATCAACGATCCTGAGCAGGCCTTGCAGGAGCTGAGTGACTACGTCGCGGAACAGCGCGGCGAGGACTTCGGCGAAGGAGGGGAAGAGTACGACGAGGACTACGACGAGTACGACGAGTACGACGAGTACGACGAGTACGACGAGTACGACTACGAGCCTGAGGACGAGGATCCCCGTCTGAGCTGGGCCGAGCAGCAGATGCAGCGCGAGCAGGACGAGCAGGCCGACTACGAATACGAGACGGCTCTGGAAGAGATCGAAGAGCGCGTGGGCGAAGAGATCGACCGCGAACTCTTCACTCGACTCGTGCTCAGCTCGCAGGGCGACTTCGAGCAGGCGCTCGCGGCCTACATGCCCTACCACCAGTCCCCGGA